CAATAGCAATAATAGATTTCATAATTAATAACACATATGTATAGCGATTAATACTCATCGCTCCCAATATTATATGTTAAAAAAGAACAAAAAAAGACCCCTCGTTAGAGGGGATGTACAGTTTACTTGGCGTAACAACAGCCACGGTAAGTGAGAATAATCTCGTTGTTTTCTAGTCGGCGTAGCTCTTTTTGAGCACGGACAATAGTATTACGTGCGTTTTCAATAGCACGTGCTTCGATTTTAGTCATTGGAAACTCCATAGTGAGGTGTAGTTCCCCGTTCCTTCCCGCCAATCGTGCGGTACTTGCGTCCCCTATGTGAGGGGATGAACGTATATATAGTCTAGCTAATTAACTAGTGAGTGTCGCCCCAGCTTTCGCCGTGATCAGCAGCAGCTGTAATGGGTACACGGAAGTTGTAGTAACGCCCAGCTTCTGGAGCTGAGGCTACAAGGATCTGCTTGAACCTATCAACCTCTGCTGGTACTACAGAGAACTGCTGTTCATCGTGGACGTAAGCGCAGCGTGTGTAGTCAATGTCGTAAGTAAGGCCAGCGCTATCGAGCATGTCTTGCCCAACAACAAGCCAACGCTTACTCAGGATCGCACCTGAAGACTGAAGCAGGAAGTTTAAAGAAGCGTGTTCTGCGCGACAAAAGATAGGGCGACCGTCTAAGCCACGCAGCTGTCCAGCACTACGGACTTTCATCTTGACGGCATCAATCAATGGCTCTAGTCCAGGGATAGCATCAAGGAACTTACGCCTAAGCTCAGTACCTAGTGCTTTCTTCTGTGCTTCAGATAGAGCAGGGTTAAGTGAGTGACCAAGCTTGGCGTCACCGGCACCATATATAAACGCATACGTGATAGTCTTGACCTCTTTACGTGTACATCCAACACGGTCAGCATTCTGCTGGTGGATATCACCATTGACTACAACCTCAGCAAAGGCACCTTGGTCATAGGACGAAAGGTAGTGCCCAAGCGCTCTGAGTTCTAAGCCTTCTAAGTCAGCTCCTACCATCACCATTCCAGGGTGAGGTACAAATAACTGACGTGCCCAAGGAGCAGAGACAACTTGGCCCAAGTTGGGACCCCGGTGAGCGTTTCGCCCAGTGATCGTAGATAACGTACAGCTGTGGTGAATACAGCCATCCTCGCCAATGGTATTGAACCAGGAGTTAGCACCCTCAGAGAGCTGCCCAAGCCACTTCTGTAGCGTAAGCAGACGGATAAACATCTCACACTCTTCGTGTAGCTTGTCGTTGCCTTGCTGTAGTGCGACATCACGCATCTCAGATAGTGAAGCCTCATCAACTTGCGGCTTACCTGTAGCAGTCAGCCGTGTGAAGCGAGCACCACGGAAGTTCTGTAGAGCCCACGCAATGTGTAGACGAGACGTGGGATTGAAGTCAAGCAGCTTAGTCATAGGAGCACCAGCTACATAACCCTTAGTCTTGTTAGAACGCTTAGGTGTATACACCTTGCCTGGTACGTAAACAAAGCGAGCAGCAATAGATTTCTCTAAGTTTTCAGTCTCTAGCTGTAGCTCAGCACGTACACGTTCAGCAGCATTGACGTCAAAGCGAAAGCCACTTGCTTCCTGTTGAGACATGATGTCGGCCATACGCATCTCAAGAGATACGCAGTCAATAAAGTTAAGCATAATCAGCCATTCTCCGTAGCATTAGTTGATAAAGTTTGAGTGTAACTTCCGTATCTTGAATACAATAGTCAAGCATCTCTGGTGTGTAAGTTTCCCAACCACCTTCGTGCTTGCCGAAGTCACCCTTGAAACACTTAAGGCGATAGCCCCAAGCTTCAAGTGAGTGGCGACCATACAGTCGCTGAGGCATATTGTGAGGGCGACGTTCGAAGTCACGATCACTGATATGTGGATAGAACAGTCTGCTCATCACTAGTGTGTCGAGAAACTGTCCCTGAGGATTGAAGTCAGGGAACTGTTCTTTGAGCAGAGGCACGTCATAGCCAATGATGTTATGGCCAATGAGTACATCAGCAGCCTCTAGTTGCTTTACTCCCTGTATGAGAGCACGCTCAGGCTGATGATCAAACACGTGAGTGCTGCTATCGACAGCATCACGCATAACAATGCAGTGGATAGTTGAGCCTCTACGGAGAAGGCCAGTCGATTCAATATCAAAGAGTAGTTGTGTCTTCATCGTGGGTAGTTGCTGCATCTGTTGGATCATATTCATCTTTTTCAAATGGGCTCTGTCCTGGGAAGAGCTCCGGGTCAATGTGTTGGTCGTCATATGAATTCTTACTAAATCGTGGGTCTTCATCAAAGAAGATAGGTTCAATTGCTATCGAAACTTCCCGTGCTAATCGTGCTGCTCGTCTAAATTCATCTTTATAAAATGGCTCCCACTGATGTGAAAGTATAACGATGCGTCTGATGCCCATCAAATGCGCCTGAAAGATAGACGAAGAGAATGGATATCGTGTTGTATAGATCGTAGATCCAACCGCTTGGATGCCAGACTTAGCAGCTGCTGCGATTGCGTAGGACAGTGCGTCTATTTCAACCTTGCTATCAGTTAATAGAGCACGACCATCACCAATGATCTCACGTCCACGCACAATGATACAGCCACCTGGGGCAGTTGGATGAGTAGAACCAGCAGCGATTGCTTGTGCTACGGAAATAAAGAATCGATCTTTATTTTTAATATAAGTTGGGTCACCTTTAGGACTAGTCATACCTCACACATCAGACTCTTTCTTTCTATATTAGGTAGTGAAACAGCAATATGTGAGCACAAAATGAATAACAAAGACAAGTTTTTGGGAGACTCAATCTCGTTTTCTAAGTACTTTCCTAGTCAAACAGCCCAGCCAGTGCCTCAATGGGGACTCGGATGTGACGATGTAATCTCATTTAGTGAGTATGGTAAATCCGATGCTGTAAATAGCCCTGCGCACTACACTCGTGGTACACAAGAAGCTATTGAGATCATTGAAGAGGCTATCCAGGACGCACCAGATGTGAAATCTGGGATGCTTCAAGGGCAAGCGCTTAAGTATCTGTTGCGTCTGTGGCTCAAAGATAACTCTAAGCAGGACGCAGAGAAGGCAAGGTGGTATCTCAACCGGCTAATCGACACCCTCGACTAAAGCCGCTGGTAAGCGGCTAACACCTTTGAAAGAACAGGTGCTGGTTACGTATTTCTAAAATCTCATGAGAGTGAACGTGTGACTTAAGCAAGTCGTACACACTCTCATTTTTTATGGATGAGTGAGTAAAGTATGTAGCGATGCCTTCTGATAGCTCAGTATTATCAGGAACATACCAAGCAGAGGGTGTGAGGAATTCAGTCTCATCACATTCATTAGAGACCCAGCTATTAAGTTCTTCTAAACGTTGTGCTGTTTTAACAATGTGTTGTTCGTGTGCTTCTTCAGAAGGAATTGAATAGTGATTAAGGTAAAGCAGTGCGTGCTTCCACATCAATGTACCGTCTTTCAAAATCAGACGACACGGATGTACTTTTAATCCTGAAGGGAGACAATAGAAATGACTAGGTGCTATGTGCTTACTCATTAGATGTTCCCCTTTGCGTCTTCGAAGAACTCTAGGTCTTTAGCCCAGCTATCTCCTGCGTATTCGTTGAAGATGATACGACCTACATCCCTAAAGTTATTGTAAAACAAAGTAACTTTATCAATGTCAGTCAGTGTTTGATCAACTGGAGGGGCATAGATAAGTAAGTTCCAAGTTGATGGAGAGACTGGTTCAAAGCCTGTAGCAGTTGCTCTGAGTTGTTTAACTCGTTTGAAAGGAATACATACAGGATAATCCCATATGACAGGAGCAGCACGAAGCAACTCACTAGCACTACAGAAGTAGACAAAACTTTTAACATAACCGTTACGGTATTCATTGATTGCTTTTGTAAGCCAGATACGACAGTCACGTACAGCACCCTTAGGTGAGAGCCATACGTTGCCGTGCCAGTGCTCTTGCAATGGATTGACTTCAATGCTTGGAACAGATGTCGCATTAACTAACACCTGCTGTACAGGGTCAGACGTTGGATCAAAATCAATTGATCCCATCACTGTTCGTGCGCGTTCGATTAACTGAGGGGTAGGGTATAGCGGAAGCTTCAGTCCCTTAGCAGCTAGTTTATCCGCTAAGTTTTTCTGCGAGCGTTCTAAGGCTTTCTTGGCACCTACCTGCTTCGACTGCAAATGTTCTTGTTCCAGCATCACTGATCAATGTAATTAGTACGTTTGTTGACCAGTCATTTTCATCAATCTCTGACATCAGACCACGTAGAAATTCAAGGATTTCACCGTCTTCTTCTCGTTCAGCTACATGAATATCAAATTCAATAGAGCTGCCGGACATAAAAGTTGTGGAGTCGTTCATCAAATTAATGACTAACGAACCTGCCCCTTGCTGTTCTACACCAGAGATAGCAATGTCTACTAAGTCAGAAAGGATCAACTCAGCAGTAGCAAGCAGGAACTTTTGCTCCTGTGCTTTCTCAGGGCCAAACTTATCGGAGGCAATGAGTTGATTAATTAGATCGTTTCTTCTAGACATATAAAAATGACTCTTGTATAAAGATAAGTGAATTACTGTTCATCTGTGGAGTTTTCATCATGATCAGTAGGCTTTTTAAGTGTATCTGGATTAGGAACATCTGATTGACTTGAGTGTCGTCCAGCTAACATGTCTGAAATAACAGCTTCAAATTTATCAGAGAAGTCTGTATCAGTATTGAAGATGAGGTTGGCACGCTCATCAAGCTCTTGCTGCTCGATCATTTTCTCTTGCTCTTTCATAGCCTGCTCTACAACAAACTCAGCAATCTGTTGCTTGAGTGTATGTAGTTGGCATTGAAGTTCAAATGATTCAGCATAGCTGTCGTCATCAACAAACACACCAATCTTCTGAGGGATTAGGTGGAAGGGATTACAGCAATACTTATTGCCGCAAGTAGTTTTAACACCAGTGAAGCCAAGGTCTCCCCAGCTAAACCACATAGCAACACGTTGAGGGTGGTGCTGAGTACTGGAGCTGATGCCATGCCTACGCCAGGAGAACTGAGGTTGCTGAGTACGTTTGTTGATACAGCCTTCCCAGTTCCAGCACTCATCAGGCTGACGGATATCAACCTGTGACCAGAAACGTAGAGCACGTTTACGTTCACGCTTAAGTAATCGATCAATGTCGAATGACATACGACCTTCACGAGCAGCAGCTACACACCTGACGCAAGCTTGATGGCTATCAAAGCGCATGGATGTTGAACTAAAGCGACCAATAGCGTGACCAGAGTACAAGCAAAGCTCACCCTCTTCGGCTGTATTAGATAGCTGTAAGTTACGCCTACCGTATGCGTGACCACCAACCTTATCGCTAGGCTTAGCTTCAGCCATTAGAACTCACCTTCAGCGCGTTGATGAGTACCACCATGAGCTGGATATTGATCAGCCATAGGGAGTAAGTCAAGATTTCCATTGATCATGTATTCATAACGTGTAGAGTTTTCGAACTTAATACGAACAAGCTTGGCTCGACCTGAGTAATATTCAGGACGACCTACGACTAGCGCAGTCATATTGTTTGTCTTGACCAACACACGTTGACCAATCTTGATATCTGTAGCAATCATAATATACCTTTTACTTAATTAAAGTGTAGTGAATGTGTATGTATTTTGTGGACTTAAGCAACTAGAAGTCGTTGAGAACGTGGTCCTCACTTAGAGGATCATCTTTTGGTCTCTGCCAAATACGTATTGACTTTGACTTACCAGTAGCAGGATCACGCCTGCTTGTTACTAGACGACGCCAGCCCATAGCCTGGAGTACATCAGCAACACGTCTACCTTCACGCCTTGATTGACTACGAGGGTCAAGCTCTAGTGCGTTAGATAGGACTTCAGCAGCGGTAACTTCCTCACGTATAGCAACGTAACCAGCAACCTTATCCATCCAAGGATCAGGGTCACCGAACTCTTGAATGTAGTCAGCAATAGCAGCGATCTCACCGCTGTTAAATTCATAGCCCACATCATTTCTGTAGGCTTGAACTGCTGCCGCCCAAATACTATCACGCTCAGCAACTAATTGCTTCCAAGGTATCTGAAACCCACCGCCAACTTCTAGTGGAACGAACCGACGGTTGCCGGTGCTATCAACCAGAAACTGGTTCCTATTAGTAGTACCAATAAGAACAAAGCGACGCTGAAGCTTAGAAGGTAATGAAGCGTAGGGAAAACGCACCTCGTCAGTGCGTGTAGTAATGAGGTTTTTAAAGTTCTCAATGTTTCTGGTGTTAAAGTAGTTATCAATCTCAGGTAACTCCAGTAGCCAGGCTACGTGAAGTCGATACTGTTCTTTCATCAGTGTATCAAGTGGAGTTGTAATCTCACTGAACAACTGATTAGGAACTAAGTTCCGAGCAAACATAGACTTACCAACACCCTGTGCTCCAACAAGGATTGGTAGCCAAGACATAGAACAACCAGGGTTATAAGCACGAGCAACAGCACCAATCATCATCCGCTGCATAGCGAGTGTGGCGATGTTGTGCTTGTTACCTAGGAAGGTCTCGCCAATCTTGTCCCAATCTTGATGAGGCTTAGCGTGAGCAGCACAGTGATCTAAGTACCGACGGATAGGACAGTACTGATTTTTACCAGCTGCGTATTGAATAGCAGACTTGATGCGTTGCTCAGGTATGAACACACCGTGCTCACAGGCAAGCTTGGTAGTCATCAAGTCAAGGTCATTGCCTTGAAGTGCGACAGACTTACCTAGACGATCGGTGTATTCAATAGCACCAGTCAGTTCGTTCTTACGTAGATCACTGAGGATCTCTTTGACTTTATCGACGTCAGACTCACGCTGTTTAGCGAGGTCATCGTCAGATTTTTTTGGCCTACCTTTCTTCTTAACTGAAGCAGTATCTGGCAACGGTTCTAGCTCAACGTCTGAATTCATAGGCTTCTCCAAAGCTTTATTAATAACATCATCAAAACTAACTAACGGATCAAACTCTGTATAACCAGCGGCTGAACCTGCTGCCCCAAAGCGTAGATCTGATGGTAGATGTTTAGTCCAAGCGGGGTCTTGTTTCTTGGCTAATGAATAGAGTGTAGTGTGCCCAGCATAGTTACCGAGACCACGCCACTTAAATGGTTGAATGTTTTCATTCTTCTCACCATGATGCCCACGTAATACCCAGTCAACCCAGGTATCAAAGAGAGCCTGCCCTACGCCAGCACAAGCAGCCATAACAGGCAGGAAGTAGTCTTCGTACTCTCCGTCTTC